TCTCAAAATAGCAGCATCAATGATTTGTTTGTTAGATGGTGTTCCTGTTGCTCCAGGTATTACTATATTACCAAACAGTCCTTGAAACCCTGTAAGATTTTGGTTGTTATCGTTGCCATTAGCCATTCAATATACCTCCATAAAACTTTGTCAAATCTGCTGTATTTAAATTAAGACCTGGTGTTGCTTGTTGTTGTACCATAGGCATAAACTGTGGTTGCTGGTTCGATAGTAAACCTTCTAAAGCTGCCATAGCCATCATAGGATTCATTTGACCTGATGCTGCATCAGCTACATTTGCTGCCTCAGTTGCGTTAGGATTAGGTAAATTAACACGATCTACATAAGTAATATTCTGCCCATCGACTACATCTGTAGTTTTAGAGGGCATACCAAAAAAGTTTCTCATGGTGTCCATAATACCTGTAGATTGTTGCATCATAGCAGGTTTTTCACCTAACTCTTTTCTAAGATTCGAATAATCTATGCCTAAAACTTTTGGAACATTGAAAGGATTATCGACCACAGGTGGTCTTACACCCATCATGGCATCTAACAAACCAATCGGTCTGCCATCAGGTCCTATCTGCCCCACTATCTGTCTATTGTTCAATAAGTTGTTTATCATCCTAATAATCCTCCTAATACTGCTCCACCCAATATATAAGGGTTAATAGCTGCTAGACCTGTTGCGCTAGGAGCTGCTGTAAATGGAACTAAACTACCTGCTAGTGCGCCACCTGCTGCACCTGCCAATGCGCCTGGTCCACTCGAACCTGGTCCTGTTGTTGTTATAGTACCTGGT